CACTTGAATAACTTTTCCGTTAGCTCCTAGTTTTGCAAAATGTGCCATAATGTTTCTCCTTATATATTAATTCTTATTATAGTTCAAGTTGAATGAAATGGTTATTTTTTCATTACTTTTTTGACTATTTGTACAATGATTTATATTACTTTTAAAGAGTAAAATACTGCCTGGAATACATTTATACGTAGTATATTTAGCCGATAAATCATTAAAATTTTGAGGGGGTAAAGTCATATCATCATCTCCAAAAAACAATATTTGATCTTTTTCACTATCACAAGACACATAAAAAGCTCCGCTTAAAAAAGAACCTGGGTGTATGTGTTTAATTAAAGAGTCGCCTTTTTTTCCTATATTAAACCACGCAGACTCTATAAATAGTTTATCAGTAAATTCTTGATTATATCCTAGTTCTACTAAATAAAGTTTGGATTCTTTTAATACTTCTTTAAAAAATTTATTAAATATTTTATCTTTTAAAATAGAATAATTAGTGTTGTGTGAAGTGTCTACATTTATAAACCCATTTCTGTATAATTTATTATTTTTAGAAACAGTTAAAATATGTTTTTTAAATTCTGTGGTGTTATAAAAATTTTCTTTATAATAAATTGTTTTTGGACAAAACGTATTTATCTCACCACCACTTTTTAATTTTTTAAATAACATTAATTTTGAAATTTATATCTTATAATTACCACACCGCCTCCACCATTTCCACCTGTACCACACGGAGTTCCACCTCCACCTCCACCACCGCCGGTGTTTGCAGTTCCTGCACATCCTGCTCCACTTCCAGCACGACCTCCACCACCACCTCCGGCACCACCAGTGCCAGAATTATATCCGGGTTGAATACCTCCACCGCCACCACCTGCGTAAGTGACTGATGAACCTGTAATAGATGTTGCTCCACCTGCACCTCCTGGACCAGCTTGTCCTGGTGACGGCGAACTTCCTGGTGATGGTGCTGTTGTACCTGCGGCAGTTGCACCGCCTCCACCGCCTCCGGCTGATGGTGGAAAATCTACACCCATACCACCATCATTACCTTGTGGTGGACTAACTGGTGGAGTATTACCTGCACCTTTATAAGCTGTATTAGTTCTCATATCTGAAACACCACCTCCTGAACCTCCATCATCTCCAGCACCTTGAACTGTTGGTTGTGGATTATTTGGTGCAGCTGTGCTTGGAGTTCCACCACCGCCTCCACCTGCTGATACTTTACTTAAACCTGATGAATTATTTCCTGGAACAACTGCTTTTGATCCTGGACCTGGAGTTCCTGTACCTCCTCCGCCAACTACTATTGGATAAGATGTTGCAGTTAAAACTATTCCAGAACAAGCAGAAACTAAAGGACTAGCAGTGTATGGAGTTGCAGAACTAGTTTGTCTCTCTCTAAAACCTCCTGCACCACCACCTCCACCTAAAACTGAACCACCTGCACCACCACCTGCTACAACTAAAAGAGCCGCTGTATTTCTAGCTGTGCTTACATTTGATATTGCTGAAACTGAAAATGTTCCTGGTCCTGTAAATGTATGTACTCTAAAATCACCATCATCTGCTGTGCTTCCACCTGTTGCCGTTATATATGGTGATGCTCCTGTTTCTGTGTCTTCTGCATTCTGAACATTAATCCAACCTTTTGTAGAATCTACATAAACAAAAGTTGCTGCTTGACCATCCACATTTAAAATAGCATCATTAGTTTCACCACCAATTTTTTCAGAACCATTGGCAGCTATTATAAAATTATATGTTGAAAAGTTTCTAGCATAATCAGAAACTGCAACAATAGCTCCAGGGCTTCCTGCTGGTAAATTCATTGTTATAGCGCTTCCTTGATTTATAAAATATCCCTCACCACTTACTGCTGTAAATGTAGAAGTTTTAAGACTTGCTGTTTGCCAGTTTACTGAACCTTCTCTACCAAAACCTGTTTGCGTTCCATTATTTGTAATAGTTACACCAGCGGGAATAGTAAATGTATCTCCACTATCTCCTAATGTAGTTGTACCACACGCTGTTCTTGGACTTATTTTATTTACTTTTACTTCACTCATAATTAACCTTGAAATTTATATCTTATTATTACTATACCAGATCCTCCAGCGCCACCTGTTCCACCATTATTAGAACCACCGCCTCCACCACCACCAGTGTTTGCTGTTCCTGGACCATAAGGTGTTGCAGGAGCACCATTATAACCAGCTGTACCATCTCCACCTCCACCATATCCTCCATTATTTAGATCTGTTCCACTTGGATTTGGGTTTTGTTGTGCTCCACCACCACCGCCACCACCAAAAAATCTTTCTGAACCTACTGGGCCTGGAGTTCCTCCACACGATTTAATTAAACCTGATGGAAATCCTCCACCAATACCACCTGCTCCGGCATTACCTTGTCCGCAACCTGGTCCATTACTTCCGTCTGCACCTGTGCCCATAAATCCTCCACCACCTCCATATCCAACGGAGTTAATAGATGAATTAGCACTTCCCCCACCATTTGATCCTTGTGAAGGTGTAACTGGTGGTTGATTACCACTTGTGCCTGTTGGTGTTACTGGAGATCCAGTTGTTCCTCCAGCTCCACCACCTGAACCTCCTGGACCAAACCCTGGATAAGATGGTTGATTATTATCTCTACCACCACCTCCACCACCAGTAGATGTTACTGTTGAAAAAATTGAATTTGAACCTCTATTAGCACTTCCAGATTGAGTAGTAGCACCACCTGCTCCTACTGTAATCGGATATGATTGAACTGAACCTGTTATTAAAGTTCCTGATGGACTTGGACTTCCGTATCCATTTCTAGGTTGAGCGGGAGCTGAACTCATTGGTATTCCTTTAGTTGTATCAACTAAAAACCTCACTCC